TTTCTTAGCCTCTCTTTCCCTAAATGTATCTAAAATAAATCAAATATATTTTCTGTTCATAGGTTAAGCCGTCGTCATAAAGCATACGGTTAAACTCATTTTCTGATAAAGCCCGCACTTTGCTTTTTAATCTATGCAGAAAAAGCCAGATGCTAAAAACCATTTCAAGAGCTGTCATAATCTACCTCGCTTTCTCAATCCTTTGTTTTTTCTTACACTGTCCCATTACTCCGTTGCACATTTCGCACGTTCTCCAATGCTCGCAAGCGTCGCTTTGCGGGCATTTCTTCCCTGCATATCTGCTGCCCCAGTTCCAGCACTCCGTACCGCCAGTCCTGCTGCAATGCCAGTAAGCGCATACTCTCTCTTTATGTGCCATGCTTGCTACCTCGCTTTCCCTGTATACGCTGTTACAAATTTCTTGTACCCCTGCGCCGCTCCGCAGCATGGGCTATACTCATAAATCGGCTTACGCATGAAAGTATTTTCTGCTACTTTCTTGGAATACCGAATAATACCCAAAATATTAAAATCTGTCTTTTGTTCCAGCCACTCTACGCCTGCTGCCTCGCCGTCTGTGTTCTGGTATGACGTAATCAGTACGCCTGCCAGCTTTAATGTCTGGTTAAACGCCTTTGCGTCCTCTATCTGCTCTGTCACAATGTCCAGCCCCTCTAAAGCGTCCTCGTCCACCTTTACGGGTACTATTACCTCGTCCGTGATTGCCAGCGCATTTACCACGTTAAGCCCTATGTCCGGCGGATTATCTATTATGCAGTAATCGTAGTAATTGCTTACCCCTGCCGTTCTCTCCGTCAGCCTCTTATATCTCTCTATCTGGTTTTCGTTTTCTTCCCTCGTCAAATTCCATGCAGCCCCGAAAAGTGACAGATTAGCGGCTATAATGTCTATCCCCTCATACTCTGTATGTTGTATAATTTCTCCTGCTCTCTGCCATTCTCCACTAAGCAGCTTTGTTATCGGCGCTACGCTCTCTGCGTCATATCTTCCATACGCCCTACTTGCATTTCCCTGCTTGTCGTTATCAATCAGCAGCACCTTAAACCCTCTGCGGTACAGCTCGTATGCCATATTTACTGCTGTAAAGGTCTTTGCAACGCCGCCCTTTAAATTCAAAATGCTTATTGTTTTCATTCTTTTCCTCACTTCCTGCGCTCGCCTCTTAGCGCATTTTGTTTATATCAATGCCCGCCACGTCTGCCAACTCTTTTGCCGCTTGCGTGATTGATACCTTTTGATAATCTCCGCATTTTTTCTGGCTTTTTCTGTAGCAGTAGGCATTGTGTCCTAACCTACAGCGTTTCTTTTGAAACTCGCCACACGTTCTGCATTGCTCCTTTATTTTCCGTGTTAATTTTTTTATCTGTGCCATATCTTCCCTGCCTCTCCCAGCTCTTCCGTGCGCAGCAAGTACGTTTCTATCAGCTCTGCCGCTTTCTGCCAGCCATAACATACCGCTGTATAATATCCCTGCTGCCGCAGATATTCTAACCAGCGCCGCTGATTTTCCGTTGTGGTATTCTTACCAGCCTTAAGCTCAATGTAAAGTCCGTGATACCCTGCTCTTGCAGCTGGTAAAACAATGTCCGGCACTCCTGCTTTTACGCCCTGCCTCTTAAGGGCTACCGCTGTCGCTCTGTCACGCTTGCCGCCGTTTGGTACGTGGTGCATATATTCCAGTTCCGGCATACGTCCCATGTTATACCCAGCCCAGCTAAACAGTGCCTCTTGATGCCCGCTTTCGTCGTCAAGTCTAAAATTCTTCATGCTTTCGCCTCTCCCCTTTCTTAAACTCCACATACTTGTAAATTTGATACAGCAACCCGGTGTTTCCGTCCTTTCTTGCTGCCTCTACTGCCAGCAGCTCTACGGTCTGCTCCTGCTCTGCTGTCTTTCCCGTCATTACGTCCCAACGGCAAATATCAAAATATTCACACCGTATGCAGCAGTGGTGGCAGCCTTTCCCTTTCTGGAATAACCAGTATTTAAGCCTCTCTATCATTTTCCGCTTTCTCCTTTCTGCTCCCGTTGTCTACCCACTCGTCCTGCCGCCGCATTACTTCTGCTGCTATTCCAAACGCAAGTATCGCCAGTGCCACAATCAGCAGCAAAACTGTCAAAATCAATACCGCCACAATCAGCAATCCTTTTATTATCTGCATCTTATCCCCCCCCTCTCTTCTAATTTGACTAACGTATATCTGAAATACCCATACCCGTAATAATCCGGGCTGTGTACGCCTTTGCTTACGCTGTCCTTATCCACGTAATAGCCTTTTATCTCTCTCGGCTCTGCCTTAAACCACTGCCTATCTGTAATTACCCTTATTTCCGGCTCTGGTCTTACAAGGTTCTTGCTACAATTCCAACGCTTGCCCTGCAATGCCCCGTCCTCGTCTTTTCTGTGCTTGTCCGTGTATTTGATAAAATAGCTTGCCAGTTTCGCATAATTGCCGCTGTCGTCCAGAGGGAAAACCTTTATGCGGTTATGCCCCTCGTATGCCTTATACCAGCAGCGCTGTAAAATCTCGGTATCAATTTTATTTATCACTAAATGATGATGCCTTGCGCCTCTTTCCCCTATCTCCATAACGTGTATGTACTTAAGCTCTAACCCTGCCTTTTTATACTCTTTCCGGCACTCCCTTAAAAATACGTCTATGTCTTTGCGCATCTGCTCTTTCGTTCTGTCCGGCTGTCCTTTCTTTCGGATATAGTCAAGCTCTAAATGGTAGTCCCCATAACCAAAATTAGCGTTCATCAGTATTCTTAACTTTCTCTCCGCTTGTCTGGTGTTTACCTTTGCCTGCTGCTCCTTTGTCGGCTTAACCTTATCTCCTCTCTTTATCCCCGGCTTTTTATATCTGCTTGTAAAATACCTTTCTACCTCTATTGTTTTCCCTGCTCTGGTTATCCTCTCTACGTATGGCATACCCTTACCCCTTTTTCTCTATATCTGTCGGATAGTTAATACTTTTATCAAGTGGTAAAACGGGCTTTCTGCCCGTGATTTTTCCTTGCTTTTCTGCCATACTTCGCTTATAATATTTGTAGGTTTAAAAGCTGTATAGCTTAGCCCCTATGGTATTCCCGTACCGTAGGGGCTTTTCCTTTTTATTCAATTTTTACCACCATGCAGCCTGCGGCTACTTTGCTCATTGCATAATCGTAGGCTCTCTGGTACGGCTCTTTGCAGCTGTACCCAGTGCAGCTATGTAAGTTTCTCCCTCTGCAAAAGCAGCATGCATACCTCTTGGCATAATCATTTGCCGCCTGCTCCCGCAGCTTGTCTATCTGTTTTCTTACCTCTTCCAGCCTCTCTGCGTTCACTACAGAAATACCCAGCCTGTCTGCCGTTTCTATCTCCCGGCGCATACCCTCGCTGATACCATACTTGCCGCCTACAATCACAAAATCGCAACCTTTCAGCAACGCTAAGTCTGCCGCCAGCCCTTGCGCCCGTTCCTGCGGCTTTCTCTCGTCTAAGCACTGCGTCATATATAAGTGTGGTGTAATCGGTGCTAAACCCGCCTTAAGCGCCTGCCTTGTAAGTGCCTGCGCATATTCTATGTTTCTGTCCAGTTCTGCGCTGTCTCCCGCCCTATACGGGCTGCATACATATACTTTCATCATATCTTTTTACCCGCTTTCTGCTGTGCCTCTGCCCTCGCCTGCTCATTTCCTGCCAGATACGCAGCTAAGCACATAAGCTCGTCTGTGCCCTTTTCGTCCATAAAGTCGCAATCAATGCAGCATTTACAGTACCCCGTAATCTGTAAATATCTGTCGTACACTTCCTGCGGTGTTTTACACTGCTTTAAGCTGCTTATCATGCCTGCAAGCCGCTGCACTGCCTTTATGCCTACCTCGCCGCCTTTCCCATGTATCCCTACTGTAATTTCCTGCATTTTCGTTGTGCCGTCTGCTCCTAAGATTGTTTTACTCTTCATTCTGTGCCTCGCTTTCTTCTTTAAAACCAGCTAAAAGCATTGTCATAGCGTCTATAGCTGTGTCAAAATGTTTCCCCAGCTCTGCTGCATCAAAAAGCCCCTGCTGTCTGTTTCTTCCGTTCCCTTTCATTACCTGTGCTTGCAGAATAGGCTTTAACTGGCTAAGTCCCGCTATGCTATCCTCTAACTCTTCCTCACTCACGCAGATTTTTACATAACCTTTTCCGATATGCTCAACGCTCATTTTTCCTCTGCCTTTCTGATTGTGTGTACTGATACCTCATAGGCTGTACGTGTTTCTGTTACTCTTTCCGCTACTACGCCGTCTGCGTAAATTTCCTCTATCAACTTTTCATATTCCCTACTCTGCAATCTCCCCAACAACTTTACTGTGTCCCCCGGCAGCCAGTTTGCCACCTCGTCCGCTGTTTCATTCCAGCAAATACATGGTATAAGGCTGCTGCTCTTCGTAAGCTGGTTTCTTACTTTTACGAAAATGTCAGAAATGCGCTTTCTTCTCGGCGTTTCTCTGTATGTAGGTTTATATACAATCTCGCCCACTAATACTATGTCATTTTGCCTTTCTGCCTTTGGACTTAATGCTACAAAATCAGCCAGTACAAAAACCAGCTGCCGCCCTGTAGAAAAGTCTTTAAGTGTCTGCATCTTCCCATAGAGTAAAAGCCTGCTGCCTGCCGGATACTCCTGCAATACGTCAAACTTTACGCCGTTCGTCGATTTATACGGCGTGTCCCACGCAAACGCTACTACCAGCGTGTCTGTTATCCCGCTCGGTCTTTCTACCTCAATC